AGTGGTTTAAAGTCTGCTGTAATCGTTTTCATTTTTCTAAGTGTTTAGTTAATATAAATCTTATCTGCGCTGATGTGCTTCGTTGGTTCTTTTTAGCGTCTGCCTTAATTGCTTCAATTAGTTCGGTTGGTAGACGTAGTGCGTAGTGTTTCATATTGTTTTAATTTGTTAATACAAATGTAACACAATTATTTTAACTACCAAACAAAAAGTGAAAAAAGTTTAAATTATTTTTAATTGTGTGTATTTAATTGAACATAATAGCCTTATCTGTTCATTTATGTAAACATTATTAAACAAAAAAGCCCCATTACTGAGGCTCTTCTGAAACTAAAAACTAAACTATGAAAGAATTATAATGCGAATATACTTATAATAAACCCAGTAACAAAACTTATTATTGAATATTTAAAAACATTCTTACGCCTTTTCTTTAATTCTACCTTATCTAACTCTATCTTGGTAGTTAATTCGTGATTCGCAAACTGCAAATGATTAATTATAGTGTCTTGATCCGATTGATTGACCTTGTATAATTTAATTAAACTATCCTTTAATGTGGTATTCATTAAACATTCTAGGCATTTTATGTCTTGTTGTGTAGTGTAATAGACACTATCTTGGGTTAAGAATGTTGCGCAATGAATCACGCTTAGTCCTAGTAGTATCAATGACAGTCTTTTCAATTTCATATTCTATATTTTTCATTTGCGCTTTCCTTACTTCTACTTCAGTGTATTTCACTTTATCTATACAAGGTTGACAATCTTCACATTTAACGCTATAACGCCCTAAAAGGAACGTTAACACTATGCAAGTGATTGATAAAGATACTACTGCTATAATACTTTTCATAATCATTTAGATAAATTCCAACGTGCTTTTGTTCCCCTTATATCGTAGTGAGTAAATGAATTGTAAATACCAATACCACCCTCCGAAATTTTACCGTTATCAATAAGTATCTGAATACCCTTTGCAAGTTCCGCAGGAGTAACGCCTTCTATAACTAAATCAGCCGCCTTACCTTTAACGTGCTGGCTATTTGGTGCGCCTTGTATGTTCTTATTATGTTGTGGACTTCTATAACCGCTATTAACTTTAATAGGCTTTTGGTAAAAGTCTCTAATTACCTCTAAATTCTTTGCTAGTTCGTAAAGGTTCTTTACTACTGATTGAGGAAAGTCCGCACCGTCTTTAGATGCGAACTCTAATAAATTGAAATTGTTTGTCATAATCTTAAAATATATGTGTTAATCTTGCTACTTGTCCGAAGTCCTTATGGTGTATAAAACCCTCAACCGCTTTAGGCGCTCCCTTATACCCGTTTCTATCGTGCCAACTATCTGACCCGCTAGGACTTCTTAAACTTTCAACTGTTACGTTAATAAAGTCTTTTGCTGTTTTGTGGTGTACGTGGTGCGTATAATAATATCTGTGTTCAGCATACGCCCAAAGGTCTTTCGCTTCGATACTCATTAGACTACCTAAGTCTTGCTGCTTTGCACCGTCTCCATGTGTAGTTCCTATTAAGTTTTTACCATAACTAAAATACTTTCTATGTGCTATTGAACAATCAAAAGTAATATTCTTGCTATTTCTAAAGTGAGTTGCTATAACGTCAGCAAGAAAAAAGCCATTTGTGTAATCGTGGTTACTTGGATTAAATACAAAGTGAACATCTGCAACACTTACAAGCATCTCCAAAACTTGTACATATAATTGTTTCGAAATTAAAAAGTTATCATACCACATACCGTCCGTATCTTGTGGCGTTCCACTTGTTGTTTTTCTTTGAGGTGTATCTATATGTAAAATGTCATTACCCCCTACAAATAAAACCTTATCTATATTAAAACCGTTAGCCTTTTGTATAATGCCCTTAACACCGTCTAAAACTCTTTGTACTGCTATTTGTGCGTTATACTCTTCTCCCGTTTCAAAAGCTCTTGCAAGTTTACCTATGTGAATGTCGGCAGGATCTATAACTAATAAATGTCCCTCGCTTTGTACTTTCCTTTTTATCTTTGGATAGTTTGGCACATGGTCTTTTAGACTATCTACTAATTCATTTATAAACTCGTCTTTGTTTTCGTTCTTAAAGTTAGGATTCTTAACAAAGAAACTGTATTTAGGGTCTGACTTATCCCAGTAGTAAGGACTGTTAGCCGCTTGTCCCTCGTGATTTTCTAAACCTAAACTTTTTATTTGGCACTTTTGCTTATCGCTACCACTTTCAAGTTTAATCTGATTTAGTTGTGCTAGTTTACTTTCTGAAATTCTATACCTACCGCTTGCATTTGGTTTAATACCTAACGCTTCGGCTTGTTCTTTTGTTGCTCTCGCACATCTTTTCTTTGCCATAGTTTATTTTTTTTTGGTAAATATAAACTATTTTTTTAATCGTCTTTTCGCAACATCTTTTTATTAGTCTTATACTTAGTTACTAGCTCGGTAAACCTATCTAGCAAACCTTTTCCAGTTGCCGCTTTAAATGATTCATCTATACTAAAAAACTCTATTGATATTAATATAACTGCTATTAGTTTGGTCATTGCGTAGTCAACATCTATAAAAGTCTTTACAATATCATTAACTATGAAATGACCTAAGATAAAGAATGTAATAACCGTTAATTGGTAAACTAACATTTTATTAACAACACTAGATAACCTCCTAGAAGTTACTTTTTGCTTAATTTTCTTTGCTTTCCAAATACCTATTATAGTGTCTAAGAATATAAAAGCGCCAACTGCAATTAAAACCCCCGAAATAGGACTAATAAAAGTTAATAATACTGCTGCTATCTGCGTGAAATAGACTGTTAATTTAGTCCATAAACTCCCCACTGTGCTTCCTGTTATCATTTTAAATTGTTGGTATATTACATTTATTATATTTAAAAGGTGTTTTAAATGATACCGTCATTACCCACCCTGTTAATTCATCTCCCCATCTCTCGGTAAAACTTGTTAGGTTAGCGTTTAACTGCAAATCAAAAAGTATTCTATTGCCGTCTATATCATTTAAAACTATTTGTTTGAAGTAGGCTAGATAATCTAAAAGTATCTGGTGCATATTAGATTTAACAAAGTTCTCATTCTCCTCTCCGTTCAATACTTGGTCAATTCCAAAAACATTAAAGTTAAAGAATACCGCCTTACCTTGAACGGTTGATCCGTTGTCTTGCATCCATAATAGCGGGTAGTTATACGCTTGTAATTTATCCCTTTGCGCAACCTCCCATAAATCGCCATTACCAAAACTATTAATTTGTTGGTGGTTATTTGCGAACGTCCGACTTTCCTCTATTATTCTTTCGTAATTTAACATCAAAGTATTTCTTTAATTTCTTGTCTATGTTTACAAACTTCCTCTTAGTTTCAGTTTTGCTTTTTTCTCTTCCCATGTTTTAGTGCCTAAATAAAAAGGGTTAGTAAATGCGTCTGTGTCTGGTATTACGTCCCAAGTGTTAGGACTTTGTAAGTATGCAGGAAACTTTGCGGTATTGCCACATAAATAATCAATCAAACGCTTTTTATAAAATTGGGCTTTGTTATCCCATTTGTCCATTAAATAACGCATTTTGGTATAGTCAATAGGCTGTGAGTTTTCACTGCTCTTAGTCATTACTCCCTTGTCTCTATACTTAAACAATAAACCATCTGTTAACTCCATTTGCACAAACTTAGTTAGCATAGGTGCTATAAAGTCAGTTAGTAAGGTGTCCTCATCTGCGTTGGTTGTACCTGCATCTATCTTAGTTTTTAGATCGTCATACAAAGCAGACCCTAAAGCAGGTAGCAAGTGCATAAATTGAGCATCTAATATAGCGGGGAAAATCTCCTTTACATCTACATTCTCATCTATGCTAGTATTACTTTTTAAGTAACTTTCGCTTATAAATAAAACATTCGCCATTATTCTACTTCTTTTTTAATTTAACTAATCTTTGTACCCATGTATGTCTGCAATAAGGGACGCTGGTATTTGTACCTTTTTTAGTGTACCATCCTCCACGACTTGTAAAAACGTCTAAGCCTTGACCGTTTCTAAGCATTTTAATATCCTCTATTGTGTAACTTCTTTGTAACTCCATTAAAGTTCTGCAAAAAGGTCTACTTCTGCCGTCCTTAGACAAACTAGGTGCATCTTTTCTAAGTGCATATTTATAAACTATAAAAACCTCATCACTTTCTGCATTTTCTGCACCGCTTTCCGTTACTTCTACTTGTCCCTCTGTTACCGTTACATAACCCTCTAATTGTAATACTTTAATAGCATCCATTACCTTTTGAGGTGTGCTATTTAATGCTTTTGCTATTTCCTGCGGTGGTAGTTGTGGATTATCCGACAACATACTTAAAACGCTATTCTCAAAGGTTGTTACCTCTGCAAAACTCATAGCATCCTCAATAGTATGTGCCTGAATAGTTCTACTATAAACCTCTTCTAGTTCA